GGCGTACCGGGTGCGGGAAAGAGTACTTGGATCAAGGACCAAATCTGGGCTTTGGGTTTGACTGTGGTTAGTACAGATGCGTTTGTAGAAGACTATGCTCGAGAGTGCGGATCAACTTACTCAGAAGTCTTTGAAGAATATATGCCTCGAGCAGTTGAACTAATGGCTAACCAGGTAGTATTTGCACGTGAGCATGGACATACAATACTTTGGGATCAGACTAGCACCACTGTTAAAAGTCGTGCTAGGAAGTTTACTATGCTTCCAGGCTATGAGCATATTGCAGTCGTGTTCCGTACTCCAAATTTGGATGAGCTTAAAGAGCGATTAGCCAATCGTGCAGGTAAGGATGTTCCCTGGCCTGTTGTACAAGGCATGATTGATGGGTGGGAAGAACCTACTCTAGAAGAAGGCTTTAAAGAGATTTGGTACGTATAATAGGGCCTTCGGGCTCTATTTTTTTGGCTAAACTTTCTCTTGACATTTAACTGATAAGATCATATAATACGACTATGACATTCATTGAATACGCTCTCATAATACTAGTATTACTTCAAGTTAAACATTGGTACATAGACTTTGTTAATCAAAGTACAGAAGAAGTCAAACACAAAGGCATCTACTTAGATTGGCTAGGCATCAAGCACAGCCTTAAACAAGGTATTGGCACGTTCTTGGTTTTCTTTCTATTTACTATGCCCGACATTGCACTACTAATTGGGGTATTAGATTTTGTTTTACACTATCACATTGATTGGTTCAAGATGAACTACGGTAATAGTGATATTACTACTCCGCAGTTTTGGAGTCATTTAGGACTCGATCAAATGGCACATCAAATTTCTTATATTTCTTTCATTTATATTTTACTGGTACTCTAAATGGCACAACACTTAATGGTCGACTTAGAAACACTCGACACAAAAACTTCTGCAACTATCTTGACATTGGGTGCAGTTCGGTTTGATCCTTGGACTAATGCTCCAATGAAAGAACTTTATCTACGTGTAGACATTGACAGTCAAGATAAATTAGGCTGTACTGTTAGTGACGATACGATTAGTTGGTGGGGGAAACAGCAGACTGACGTTAAAGAAGAAGCCTTTAATCCTCTTAACCGTATTCCAATCCACGAAGTTATGAATCAGTTTCATGCACTGGCTTGGGGCTGTAGTCACTTTTGGTCACATGGTGCTACATTTGACTTAATGATTCTACAGAACATTTATGAAAAATTAGGTCGTGCGTATCCCTGGAACTTCTGGGAGATGCGAGATACTCGTACATTATTTGAGTTAGCAGATCCAGATATGCCACAGGACTCAAAACATAATGCCTTAGAAGATGCAAAACGTCAAGCAATCGGAGTGAGAAATGTCTACAGAAAAATTGGATTTACCGGATACAAGCGTTAAAGTAAGCTCTAGTCCAGAACGTCATACTTTTCAAAAAGAAGGGTATATCAAACATTGTGAGGAAGAGGGCAAAGAACCAAATCCCGACTATGTTAATATGTACAAGACTTGGCGAGAACAGGATGAAGAAAATCTAAAAGATCCTGCTTGGCAAAAGGATAATCTCGAGTATGATCTTCGTAGCACCTCTTGGATATTAGAGAAAGCTCGTGCTAGCGAAAACTATGCCCAAAATATCTATGCCGCGTTATGTAATATGCGTTGGCAACGTATTGGCATGTGGCCTGCTCTTAAAGATGAATACTGGTCTTGTAGTTGGCGTAGTGCAGGCGGGGTTGTTTCTGACATGTTAGGAACAGGTGACTATATTGATTGGTATTGTAGTGGCATTGGTAGTCAAGACACCGGATACGGATTAAGTGATAAGAAGCCAGAACTTGACGAGGACGGTAGAACCTATGTACCGGAAGGTGTAGTGACTGAAGAAATACGCAAAGACTTTCAAACATTAGGATGGGTTCCTAGTGAATGGCCCGAAGACGATTAAATACAATATGACTAAAACTTACCTAGTAGAAGAACTATTTGAAGACATTGAAGGCGATCCCGACAATGTCATATTCAAAATCCCACCAGAAATCTGTGAAGCACAAGGTTGGAAAGAAGGCGACACCATGCACATCGAAGCCAGTGACGGACAATTAATCATTAAAAAAGTATGAGCAAAGAAGAGTTGATTGAATTGGAAGGTACCATTTCCGAAGTACTTCCAGCCAATATGTTTCGTGTTACTTTGGAAAATCAACATGTGATTACCTGCTATACAAACGGCAGACTTCGCCAGAATAAAATCAAAATGATTCTCGCAGATCGGGTTCGAGTAGAAATGAGCCCATACGATATGTCCAAAGGACGTATAACATACAGATTATGACTTGACTTTTAGTTAAGTTGAAGTTATAATATACTTGTTGTGTGTGTTATCATACAACATTTTTTAAACTATGTTGCACCGTGAATCGGGCAGAAAGAAAATTAAATGGCTTATCATCCAAAGTTAGTAGCGGCGTTTGGCGCAGACTTGTTCAAAGTACTCGGCCCGCCTGAAGATCGTGTTAAGTGGTCCTCACTGTCACTCGCAGAACAAAAATCTCGTCTTAAACGAATTCCAGAATACGTGAATACACGTAGTTTGGGCAAACATCCTACCCTAGTAGATGTTCTCGTTCATGCATTAAACAAATTATATTTGATGGGTCTTGACAATCCATTATTAGGTATTGACCTCCCTATCTTTAACAGCCTTTCAGATGCGGCAGAAAAACTCAATACCAAAGCACTTAACTATAGTAGCACAAACTTTCAGCCACTAGACAAACTAGTTAAGAATGCCGAAAAACAACGTGACGTTTTCTTACGTCATATTTTTGAAGACATCATCTTCCGCTTCAATCCTGCACTAGTGTTGCCAGGACTTGGACGATTGAATACCAAGGGTTTCCTGTATGTTAACGATGCCCAGCACCGTATACTTGCCTGTATGATTTTAGGTATTGAGGAAGTTCCTATTAATTATATCGAAAGCGATGACGAGTTCTGGGATGTATCGCAGTATGCGGCATTAAACATTCACAGCCTTGTGTCTAGTGAGTTTGACCGCTATCGTATTCGCGTACAACGTGAAACAGCCGCACGTGAAGCTGGCATGGCAAGTGAGCCCGAAGACGCTATCAGCTACGAACTCAATGAGTTGTTTACAAATCTTGGCGTTGAGGTGATTGAAAAAATTGAAACTGGTAGTCGTGCGGGTACACTTACTAGTATCGGTAACATGATTAAGTATCGTATTACATATGGTAAGGATTACTTTACTCGTGCTACTACAATCAACGCACAGTTGTTTCCAACAAGCAAGTTCCATACTGCCAATAGTTGGGGTTTAATGGAGTTCCTAAAGTATCAAAACTTGACAGACAGTGACCTAGTAGCAGATCATGCTATTATGTCAGCATTGTCTGAACGCTGGCCTAAGAAAAATACAGGTGGACAGTTACACAAGAACATTAAGGATGCTTACAAGGATCAAACTGCCGCTTCATACAGCAATAGTCGTGTTCCAGAAGAAATGATTATTGCACATGGTATCTACCAAGTATGTAAGAAGTATGCTCCTAACATCAAGTGGGCAGAACCTGCTTGGCCCAGCGGCAACAAGAAATTCAAATTGGCATTAGTCTAATGAAGAATCATGTTGCTATAAACGAGAGCATCTCAATTCTCGAGCCTTACAAAGGATTTGACGAGGGTACTTATTACACAATGAGCATCTTTAATGAATTCTGTAAGACTCGAGATTTGAAACGTGTAGCAATTTTTGGATATTACAAAAGTAAATATCGTTGGAATAACACACAGGCTCAAGAAATGTACGACAAGGCACCTGATGGTTGGACTGACGGCGTTGGAGTATATCGCAAGTTTGATTGGGGCAAAGGCGAAAACAAAATTAAATGTGGTGAAGATTGGGAATGGCACGAGCCACAGTTAGACCATATAGTTCCTAGATCACGTGCTAAGGCCATGGGTTGGACTCCTGAACAAATCAATCATCCTAGTAATTTTCAAGTATTGCCTGCATTTCTAAATCGTATTTTGAGTAATTTAACCGATGAACAAGCACCTGCAATTTTACCATTAATTGTTGCACAATTTCCAGGAGTAGAAATAAAATGAAAGTAGTTAGCATATCAGATAAGAGTAAAGAAAAAAAGAAAGCGGATCTTTTAGAGATTCTTGATCATCTACGTGCCCAAGTAGAAGAAGGCACCATAACAGAGTTTGTGGCCGCAAGCATAGACGAAGACGGTGACGTACAAATACATGCGGCCTGTGCAGATTTTCCGGGTGCGGTTGGCCTGTTTGAAATTGGTAAACACATTCTAATTACACAGGACGCATAATGGCCAGCTTGAAAGACATGCCATTTACAGTAGTAGAGGCATTGACCTTTGCCTGTTGTATCTATAGGGAAAAAGGCTATACCAGCACCAGCAGTTATACAGCAGGGGATCAGCAGAGTTATACTAACAAGGACATGCTGACCTTTGAACTCTTGCCGCAATTGGCTGGTAGTACATATCTCTTAAAGTTTACACCTACAGTAGAAGACATTGATCAAGCATTAGCCATTATCAAACACTTTCGCAAACTTAGCTTTGGCGTTATTGGTGACACACTTAATGACTATATGGGTAGAGTCTTTGGTGTTACTCAAAACGAAAATATTACTATGAAGGATTTTGGAGTATTGGCAAGCGTTCCCCAAGTCTATGATCGTGAGATTAACGAGAAACAGGTCAAGGCCGCAATTAAAGATACAGTAAAAGCCTATCTAGGACAGGAAGGGGATACCATTGTACTTAACATTCGGTATATACAAAGCAAGCCTGTGCCACAGATTGGATGTTTTAGCCATACTGCCATAACCGATGGCAACTATTTGGTGAGTTTTTTGAGCAAAGAATTGTTGGGTATTGCAGGATCTAGCCAACAAATACGAGCCAAAGTAAAGAAACATTCGGTAAACTTTACCTCCAAAACACCCGAAACACAGTTAAATTATGTCAAAGTACTTGACAGAGAGTTTGTTTGGCTGTAAAATATAATTTTAAACAGAAGGAATATCATGAGCGATCCTTGCTACACAGTTATTAGTACCTTAGAAGACCACCCCAGTCGTTTGAATAAAGAAGCCATTGTTTTGGCACAAGCTGAAATGGCCAATGATGAGTTTTTTCAAGGATGCCGATTAGCATTGGATCCAATGATTACTTTTGGTGTTAAACAAGTTCCGGAGAAAAAAGATGAAGACGGGCCTGGGTTCAATTGGGATAGTTTTATTGTGCTTGCTGGCGGTCTACGCGATCGTAACCTCACCGGCCACGATGCTCGCGATGCCATTGCTGAAGCTGTAAAGCTGTCAACTAAGAATGAATGGAATGGATGGTATCGACGAATCCTTATTAAGGACTTGCGCTGTGGTACTAGTGAAAAGACTATCAATAAAGTAGTGGAAAAGAAATATGCTAGTTACGCTATTCCTGTATTCGGTTGTCAGCTTGCTCACGATAGTGCTAATCATGAGTCTAAGGTATCGGGCAAAAAACTTATCGAAGTTAAACTCGACGGAGTTAGAGTCATTACTATTGTTCGTAGTGATGGTCGGGTGGATATGTTCAGTCGAAATGGTAAAGAACTTGCTAATTTTCCACACGTTATAGAACAGATTAGTTCAGTTGTTAAAAAAGCGCCACCTAAGTATGATCTAGTATTAGATGGTGAGATTATGAGTAGCAGTTTTCAGGACTTGATGACACAGGTGCATCGCAAAAGTGATGTCAAAGCCAATGATGCAATTTTGAATCTATTTGACATGTGCCCATTGAGTAACTTTGAACAAGGTAGTTGGGATAAAAGTCAGACAGTTCGCAGCCAAATGGTGCAGGCTTGGGTGGAGAAGAATCACTTAGACTTGCCTAATGTCACGTGCCTTGCTAACGAACTAGTTGATTTAGATACTAGCGAAGGTCAATTACGTTACAAAGAAATTAATGCACAGGCAGTAGCAGGTGGCTACGAAGGCATTATGATCAAAGATCCAGAAGCTGGATACGAATGTAAGCGTAGTGTAGCCTGGCTCAAGTTAAAACCATTTATTGAAGTTTCATTGGAGGTTAAAGATGTTGAAGAAGGTACAGGAAAAAATATTGGACGTCTTGGCGCATTGGTATGTGAAGGCATCGATGACGGCAAGTCAATTCGGGTCAATGTTGGAAGTGGTTTTACTGACGACAATCGCATTGATTATTGGTGTAGTCGGGATCTTATTCCTGGTAACATCGTAGAAGTCCGTGCTGATGCAGTAACACAGAATCAGGATGGCACTTACAGTTTGCGATTCCCACGTTTTAAGGGCTTCCGTGGTTTTGAAGTAGGAGAGAAAATATGACAGAGATAAGCAGAGTCACTGCTCAAAATACAGAAATATATCGACAGACAGAAATTAAAAAGCTGGACAAGCGGCACGAAGAACTTCGCATAGAAGAACAGCGTGTTAGGCTCAATCTCAAAGCTAACGAAGAAGCAAGACTTGATATGAATCGCCGGATGAATCGCCCGGGACAAAACGTAGATAAAATGGCATGAATATAACAGCTCATCAAAGTAACATTAAGACCATCCGACAAGGTGATCCTAAGTTTACACTCAAAGACAAGTTTGTTACCTGTCCACGAGCCGGTTTTGAGATTAACGAAAAGTGCCCAACCGAATATCGGCAGATGTTAATGACTGCTCTAGACCTTGGTTGGATTAAACCTGTAGCACATATGTATGGAAAAGAACTAACAATGGACGCCCTAAGATGAAACAAGAACTAGATAACCTGTTGTGCGAGAAATATCCAAAGATGATGGTGAACCGCAACAAGAACATGCAGGAAACTTGTATGTGTTGGGGCTTTGAATGTGGCGATGGCTGGTTCAATATTTTAGATCAGCTAATGGGCAATATCCAACACCATATTGATTGGAAAGAGAAACAAAAAAAGTGGGCTATCGATTACAACGAAATGGCCGCGCAGGCCAAGGCTGGTAACTTTGATCTGTTCGAAGAAACTATGAAGGCCTTGCCCAACGATGAATACAAAGAAAAGCGTCTAGCAGAAATCGTAGCTGATGATTTTAGAACTGTACCCGAGTCAATTCCACAAGTGACCTTGGATCAAGTCAAAGAAAAGTTTGGCACACTACGTTTCTACTACAGCGGCGGTGACGATTATATCAGCGGTATGGTATCATTGGCAGAAAGCATGAGTGGGGTTACTTGCGAAGGCTGTGGCAACATTGGTGAACGCCGAGGTGGCGGTTGGGTGCATACCTATTGTACACCATGTGAAGAAAATCGCGAAGCCGAACGTGCTAGTTACGCAAAGCAAAATGGCTTTGAAGAATGATGCACAGGGGCATTTAGGTGCCATACCAAAAGAGCCCACGTTTGAAGTAATGGTAATAGATGGATTTGCACATCGAATCCACAAAACTGTGGTACATAGATTCACAATGGGCGATGTTGAAGATCCAGACTTGTATGCGGCTGAACCATTACTGGCTTGGCAACATAGTGAAATGGGCAAATGGATTATGGCTAGAGCAGTTGACACGCCCGAATGGCACAGAATGGCAGACATAATGAACTATGGTTACCAATATGCCGTTGTTGCCAAACTAAAAGAAAAAGATTACACCTATTGGGTCCTTAAGTGGGCCAATGACATTGACAAGAAACGTTAAATGTAGTATAATACTAATATGAAAATCAAACTTGTATCAGACTTGCACTTGGAGTTTAGTGATATCAACATCACTAATGACGACAACTGTGATGTCCTTATTCTAGGCGGCGACATTATGATCGCACAGGATCTACACGATCATCCAGAACCAAACAATACTGCCGATCAGGCCGCCATTGCCAACGGCACCGGTCTAGGTCGTAGACAGCAGGCCTCTCAAAGATATCGTGACTTCTTAAAGCGTTGTAGTTTTCAATTTTCGCATGTAATTTATATTGCCGGAAACCATGAATTTTACAATGGCAAGTTCTATGCTGGTATTGACTACCTGCGTGAAGAGTGCGCCAAATATCCTAATGTCTACTTTTTAGAATGTGACACTAAGGTCATTGATGATGTGACATTCATCGGTGGTACACTTTGGACTGACATGAATAAAGGTGATCCGTTGACCATGCATGCCATTGAAGGTATGATGAATGACTTCCGTATCATTAAAAACGACAAGCGTAACTATGCTTCGATGAGTGCTAGAGACGTTGCAGGACGTCATGCTCGTACATTGGCTTACTTTAGAAGTGTACTTGCAGAACAACATGACAAAAAGTTTGTTGTGGTTGGGCATCACAGTCCTAGTTTCCAAAGTATGCATCCAAGCTATGCCCACGAAACACTGATGAATGGCGGCTATCACAGTGACTTGAGTGAATTCATTATGGATCATCCACAGATTAAACTGTGGACACATGGACATACTCATCATCCGTTTGATTATGTCATAGGAGAAACTCGTGTGGTATGTAATCCGCGCGGTTATGAAAACGATGGTTACAGCGAAGACACAGGTTGGAACCCTAATATTGTATTGGAAGTATAATGAAAATTGGACTTAGTTATAGCCGTTGCGTTAGAGATATTGTCGACGGCAAAGTAGACATTGATGATGTACTAGTATTGATTACTCGTACAGATTTTGATCCGCATGATGATGAACAGTGGAGGGGTATATGGATTGGCTATGGCGGTGGTACAGAAAATGCTTACTCAAATGGATTCTTTAGTCACAGCAATCCAGAATGGGCTGGCTACGACGATGAGGATCTATTCCGCTCAGTGAGTATTGAACTTTGGGAAAGAGGCCTGTTGCATCAGCCACGCAAGTTTGGTGCTCACCCCAGACGTCGTCCAGAAATTTGGCTAGAAGCCGTGTTGCCTAGCAGTGAGCTAGATCGTAACCCTGCGGCCAAGACTGCATGGGATAAATTTCAAATGATTGCAGGGTTGACTAACGTAGAGTTAGACGACAAGTACAAATGATTAAAGGTTTAATGGGTACCACAGGTTTAACAGTAAGTGGCGGTGACACTAGCCTGCCTTATGTTAATCAAAATCCTAACAACCCTATACAAGGTATGATACGTATTAACATGACAGCGTTGGAAGTGTTTAATGGTACCTCTTGGCAGTCATTGCCCAGCAGTTATGCCACTGTAAGTTTAGATCAAGAAGTTCTAGATGTTATCCAATGGGCTAGAACTCAACGTACTATGGCCATGAATCGTTTAACCCTTGCTCAAAAAAATCCTGCACTAATGAAAGCCCTCGAAGCTGTTAAACGTGCAGAAGATAATTTTGAGTTACTGTCAACTATTGCCGGAGAATACGAGCATGTCGAACGTTAAAATTAGATACGATGATCACTGTAGTGTTAAAAACGTTGCAAGTGGTAAAAGTGTAGAAGCTGAAATATTAGCCTTTAATGAAGGACGTAATCTAACAGTAGTTTTGAATAAGAGTGTAAAGGTTCTTATGAACTGGAATGGTCGTATGTACGAAGGTCGTATGGCTGGTATGGATTTTACAAGCAATGGTCCTAAGGGTCAACAATATTCGGAGGGAAGATGAGTAACGTATTAGAAGTAACTGATTGGATTAGAGATTTTGAGTTAACAGCAACCTACGAAGAAAAGCCTGAGACGTATAAGTTTGATCTATTAGAAGCGGCTGTTGTTTTATATGATCATGCTCCTGCATTTTTGAGTATTGAAGAGTCCAGAGTATTAGACGCTATTGATCAAAAGATTAAAGACCGTGCAGAAGCCATTCGCAAATTCTATACCAAACAATGGTTTTGGAACTCGCTGTCTAGTAATAGAAGTCTTAGTCCATTTCGACAACGTGCTCACTATCTACTTGAAAGCCGGACTCGAGAAGTTACAAAGAGAGATATAGGTATATACGTAAAACTGCCGTGGTTCTACGAGGAAGATATGATCTATAACGAATTTAAAAAGACGCTAAACACAACACGAGATATCCCTACTGTTAATCACAACAGGAATAAAGTACAGATTGCTCTTACATTTCTAAAGACAACAAACGGATGGCAGGGTAAACGTCGATCAACTCGCTATTGGTTTAAAGACGATGCAGACTATTTGTATTGCATTGATTTGGAAATGACTAATCCTCTAATGAATATGTTTGACGAAGCAGTCAAAGAACAAATCACTTGTTTATTCGAAACACTCATTCAAACTGATCGCATTGATCAATTGTATTTTTACAAACTTAATCAATATAAACTCTTAAAGGAAAACAATGTCTAATTTAGTACCAATGGTAGTTGAGTCTACTAGTAAAGGTGAACGTGCCTATGACATCTATAGTCGATTGCTGAAGGATCGCATTGTTATGTTAGATACGGATGTCAATGAACACTCTGCTAGTCTAGTAGTTGCACAGATGCTGTTTTTAGAAAGTGAAGATCCTAACAAGGACATCAGTTTCTTTATTAATAGTCCAGGTGGCATTATTACTGCCGGTATGGCCATCTATGATACAATGCAGTTTATCAAATGTGATGTTCAGACCATTGTAATGGGACAGGCCTGTAGCATGGGATCATTCCTAGCACAAGCGGGTGCGGCAGGCAAGCGTAAAATACTTCCCTATGCTCGTCACATGATACATCAGCCTAGTGGCGGTGCTCGTGGTATGCAGAGCGACATCGAAATCCAATACAAAGAGATTACCAAGATGAAAACAATCTTAACTGAACTCTATGTCAAGCACAATACTAAAGGCAAGACCTACGGGGACTTTGAACGTGATATGGATCGCGATACCTTTATGTCAGCACAAGAGTCACTAGACTACGGATTGTGTGACGAAATTATTACCAAGCGTCCATGACCATACTTTACCAGAATGGTTGGGAAACTGTAGAAACTTTTGACTTTAGCAGTTTAATCACTGCTAAGGATCAAAAGTTAGCTATGGTTGATATTGAACAGGTCATTGCTAGCGGAAACTATTTTAAGAATAGTCCTCCCTATCAAACCAATATTAATATTTTTAATCACCCAGGCGAACATTGGCTAAAGTTTAGAATGAGCTTTACATTCAGTTGTTTCATGTATTTGAAGAAAGAAGTAAAAATTAATCAAATCCAGTCCTGGAGTTTTATGACTTCAAATGCTGTTGTAGAGGATCGAGATAATCTATGGCATACTCATCAATACGGTACTGAACGAGCCCTGTCTGGAATTTGGTACTTGCACATTCCAGATGACGTTGAATCTCGTAGTCAATGCGGTACTGAGTTTGCCGTCAATGGTGTGGAGCAACCTGAACGCTGGGTTGCAGAACCACAGAACTTTAGTTGGTTAATATATCCGGGTAAACTTTGGCACAGACCAATGCCTCCACAATCAAGCAAGAATAGATTTATTATTGCCGCAGACATGATATTTTAAGGAACATATGACAGATATTACAGAATTAGCAGAGTTTAATGAAACATGGTATAGTACTGCCAATGAAGAAGAACGTAAACAGTTTCGTGAATGGCTTTTAGGTGTACTCAATATGCATGAAAATGTTGAAGTTACCTTTAAAAAGGCTGACGGAACTATTCGTGAAATGAAGTGTACACTCAAAGAAGGCATCCGTCCAGAAGTCAAGGACCCAAAAACTTCAGACTCACTCTGCACAGTTTGGGCAACAGATGTCACTGCATGGCGCAGTTTCAAGTTCGAAAACATCACCAAAATCAACTTTAGCCTCTAAGTTGAGCCCAAAAGAGCTTGACAAAGTGGCCGTTTGACTATATAATATGTTTATTGTTTAGTTAACTTAGGAGCAAAAATGGCAACAAAGACAGCAACAAAAACTCGTGTAACCAAAAAGCAAGTTACAGCCCACCGTACTCGTGCAGTTAAAGATCACAGTCCTGTTTGGGAAGGTTGCGAGACTTGGGATGACAATACATTCCATCGCCATTTTAAACGCTCAATGGACTACTATCGCTTAGAAAGCGAAATTAAAACTTACAAGCCCACTGTTATCAAGTGGATGGAAACTGTAGGGTGTACCAAAGCAGACATTGCGGCTTTCAAGAAAGTCAAAGACAATCGTATTAGTACCACAATGGGTGCTGTTGCCGCCTGCTTGAATCGCGGCATGACTCCACAACGTGCTGGATTCAATAGTGGACGTGATACTGCCGCTTGGATGAGAGCGGAGATCGTTAAAGTTCTTGCTGAAGGCAAAAATGATATTGACCCGGAAACACTAGCCGCTGAAAAAGAAGCCAACAAGAAAGAAGTCTACACACCTAGCATACAAGAACGTCTGCGTGAAGTTGCTCTAGGCATGACTGAAGAACTTGAAAATGCCTATCAGGCCTTTAATGATGACCCAGAAAACTTTGATCCAAAAGCATTTAAGGTGTTGAATTTGCTCAAAGGTAAAGGCGCTAAGGCCGCACACGCTCGTATTATCCGTGACTTCTATGCTCGTGATTTGGCAGAGCTTGAAGAACTTGCCAGCGGTAAAGCAGACGAACAGTTACGTGAAGGTTACAGTCATCGTAGCAAAAAACAAGTCAAGGCATTTATTGCGTTCTTAACTGAGATTCAAAATGCCTGCGAAATGTTGGCACAAGAAGCCAAAGTTAATCGTGCGCCACGTGCTAAGAAAGCTGTACCAGCAGAAAAGATTGTGGGCAAGCTCAAGTATATGAAGACTAACGAGCCTCTAAAACTTGTTAGTATTAACCCTGCAGATATTTTGGGTGCAAAAGAACTGTGGGTTTACAACACTAAGAACCGTAAAATTGGTCGTTATGTGGCTAAAGAGTACGGCGACCTTAGTGTAAAAGGTACTAGTATTATTAACTTTGATGAAAATCTCAGCATACAAAAGACTGTTCGCAAGCCAGAAGATAAACTCAAAGAGTTTAAAGCCGCTGGTAAGGTTGCATTGCGTAAGTTCTTAGATGACATTAATGCTACAGATACCAAGTTAAACGGCCGTCTTAACGAAGAAACAGTACTGCTTAAGGTACAATAAAGACTGTTTATGCGTTCGTAAAACAAGTTTACAGGCATAGATAAATACTCTAAAGTGGAGTATTTCTATGTCTGTGATTAGTGCTGACGCATTTAGAAGAATTGTTTTAGTTGATAACCTTGGTACGACCCAACCCGTTTTACGAGCAGATGACCGTAATGACGTATTAACAATCCGTGCAGGCACTGGCATTTCAATTCAGAAAGATGAAGGAGATGTAAACGCCGGATTTACAATCTATAATACAGGTGAGCCGGGACCTACTAGTATTGACGATATACTAGAAATTCCAACAATTGGAGAACGTCCACAACCAGCGGGCGTAAGCTGGAAGCCAATGGAGCTTGGTAAGTTAACTGTTCAAGATTACTTGCCCGATAACCTAACAAAAACAACAAAGATGTTCTACACCGGACACGGTGTACAGGCTCCTACTAACAGTAGTCTCTCCCTAACTGTTGCTGGTACAGGTACAGTTATTGTAGACGGCACTTCAGCATTGCGTTTGCCAGTTGGCGACATTGCTAGTCGTCCGGGAACTACAATCGGCACAGTACAAGCAGGTCAAATACGTTTCAATTCCGAGATACCAAGATTTGAAGGCTATGATGGTCGAGGTTGGAACACTCTGGGTGGTGTAAGTAGTATTGATGGCGGTACAACTATTGCACCGGATCCTACATTACCCATACTAAACTTTAATGCTAACGGCTACCTAGTAGCCACAATGAGTAGCTTAAACACAAAAATCTTTAGTCCGGGACTTGTAATCCCAACTGGAACTACTGCTGAACGTCCGCCTGCTATTGTTGGACAGATTCGTTTCAATACGCAAAACACTCAGTTTGAAGGATACAATGGTAGTGGTTGGTCAAGTCTAGGTGGGGTTCGAGACATTGATGGCAACACTTACATTGTTCCGGAACTAGGCCCAGGTACAAATGAAAATACCCTATACTTTGTAACCAATGCTAATCTAGCTCTTACTCTAGACGGCAGTAGACTGTCTTTACAAAATGGTCGTTCTCTAATGTTTAGAGAAGGCATTGCCAGCGGCAATCAAACTGCAACTATTGCACCTCCAACAAATATTACATCAAGCTACACTCTTAAATTACCAACTAGTCTTGGATCAGCTGGTAGTGTATTAGGAGTTGATGGGTCAGGACAACTAGAATTTGTCAATGCTGATTCGAGTGCGGGTAGTAAGATTAACGTATCAGAATTATTTGGTGATGACAACAATGATGGATTTAGTCGCCCTGTTAGAACATTAAAACGTGCTCTACAAATAGCATCAGGTTATGTTTATAGCCCAACATTTATCTATGAAGAGGAAGTATGTCGACGTGACGCTGGACTTATTATTGACAGTTTGGGTTGGGACCTAGTAACAGATTCTAACTGGAGATCTTTAAAGAGCGGACTTACTTATTTTAATGCCACGGCATTGCCTGTTATAACAACTCAACGTCCCCAAACAATACAGGCTGTTTCTTTCTTAAAACGAAAAGTATTAGACCTAGTAACAAGTGAACCAACAGTTACTAGCACTCTTACAAGTTTATCAAATGAGATTATTGATATATTAACTAATGGTGTCGGCGCGGCCAATGCTGTATCAATGCCTGCGCCTGCAGGTACACCTAGTGGTGTTGAAAACGCTAAGAACTTACTGTTAGCCAACACCAGTTTCTTAGTAGCAGAAACTATTGCATGGATCAATTATCAAGCGGCAAATAATATTGCGCCATTTGACAAGAGCATTAGTTATGACGAGTCTAAATGTCGTAGAGATACCGGACTAATTTTAGATGCTGTTGGATACGATCTAGCATTAGGTACAAACTATAATGCTGTAACTATCGGACTAGCATATCAAAGATATTCTTATACAACACTACCATCACAAAAAACAGTAACCCTTTCTGCTATACAATTTGCAAAAACTAATACTCTAGCACTTGCAGGAGTTAGTGCCGATGGAACTGCTACTACTAGGGCGGGTGCGGCATTTAATGAAATTATTGACATTATAACCAATGGTGTAGTTCAAACTGCAACTGCCGCTGATGCATTAATATTCCCAACACCGACTGGAGCAAGCGCAAATAAAACTAATGCAAAAGATCAACTAATAGCCAATAAAGATTTCTTAAAAGCAGAAGTTATTGCATGGTTAAATTTAAACTACCCGTCTGTTGGTTTTGACCCTGCTTTATGCAGTCGAGATATGGGATACATTATTGATGCCCTATGCTATGATGTGTTGTATGGCGGCGATAGTGCAAGCATTCAAGTTGCTCAAACATATTTTACAGGCAGTGGCGCACAAGTATTACCATTGTTTCAAAGAGCCGCAACAGTTGCCGCATTTAATAGACTGTCAGAAATTGCTCAACAGGTTATTCTAAAAGACGAAGTAGTACCAACTGCTGGCAATACTGTCAGTCAAGATATTATTAACCCTGCAGGCACTACGACTGAATCAAATATTGTCTTTACACTAATTTCATATATTACTAGTTCTATTACTGGCAATACAACTGCGGGCCTACCTTCTCCAACATATCCATCAGTTACTTGGTCAGATGCCGGCCTACAAACTGCAAAGTCTGCTATTGCATCTGCTAGATCAACTATTATTAATGATACTATTATTAATATTAACGCTAGCAACCCGTTTACCTATGACAGTCCCAAGTGTGCTAGGGATACTGCCTTTATTGTCAACTCAGTCGCATACGATTTAATCTACGGTGGTAACAGTCAAAGTCGAGACGCTGGTTTAAAATATTATAGTAATGTAACTGGTCTAACTCTAATTGGATCTCAAAATGCTCAAACAGCGGCGGCAATAGAAAGACTTAGAGCAGTTTCAATTCAAGTTGCACAAAATATTTCGATTGTTAAAACATCAGGTAATGCACAAAATCAAGTATCGGGGTCTGCAGGCAGTAGCGGTGCGGCTGCAATTATTTCAGCAAGGCTATCAGAAATTATATCAGTTGTTAGTGCTGGAACAAGTTATGCCCCAACATTGGTAGATCCAACAGTTGCAATAGATCCAGCATTAGGTCTCATACAAACAAAATTAGACAATGCTAAAGATCGTATTGCTGATAACGTAGTTGCGTTTACTAGCAAATATAAACCAAATGGCAAGAAGATTGTTGTACAAGTTGCGGCCGGTAACTATGTTGAAGACAATCCAGTTATCATTCCAGACAATACAAGCGTACTAGGCGCAAGTCTTCGTGCCTGTGACATTCGTCCGTTAAATGCTAACCAAGACATGTTCCGTTTACGTAACGGTGCATACTTTGGTGAGTTTACTTTCCGAGATGCAGTTGATGCGAGTGGCGTGCCAACATTCACTTTTGACTACGCTACTTCGTTTGATGATGCTACTGACATTTACACTAGTCGTCTTGGTTATACTAATATGCCTATTAGTAAACCTATTATTACTGTATCTCCATATATTCAAAACGTTTCCATCTTAAGTTTCTTAGGTGGTAACGGCGCAAAGGTTGACGGTAACCTAGTTGAAACTCCTAACATTCCGTTGATTAGAGAAACTGCTGAATTCCCATTAAGTGGTCCAGCACCTGAACAAGGTAAGTCATTTGTTGCTAACGCATTTACCACATTGAGCTTTGGCGGTACTGGCTGGCGTATTATTAACGATGC